CTGTGACTTGGCGCAAGATGGGGGCTGTGGGATTCCATGGAAGCGTGGCTGTCGTATTGACCGGAATCCAGTAGTACAAGCGACCACCGGAGGCAATGGCCAGCACGTCGAAGCTGTAGTCCATGGTCACCAGGTCTGTGGTGGGGCCACCGACATCGCCCAAGACTGTCACTGTGCCGTTGCTGGCAATCGACACCAGCTTGGTGCCCATGACCCGGTAGCAGATGCCGTTCCAGTTGATGCCTCCACGGTCTGTGCCTGGGCCCGTGCCGTTGGCCACGATGCCGTCACCAGGACGCAGAAAGCCGTTGCTGATGCCTGACTGCTTTGGGACTGGCACCATGTTGACCGGGTAGGCCGTGCGCAGCTCTGGAGTGGTGTCGGCATAGATGCCGTTGAGGATTGGGATTTGCATGGCTTACCACTTGACCTTGTTGGCCCAATACGCTGCGCTCAGTTTGCCCTTGGCAATGTTGTCAGCGTGCCGAGCTTTGAATGATTCGCGCCGCGCTTGGCTGGCCTTGGACTCGCCCTCTTTTTTGGGAGAGCCTGAGACGCCTTGCTGACCAAAGCGGATGGTCTTGATCTCGTCGCCCGACTTGGCCACGACAACGTGGCTTTTGGTGGGGTGCGATGGCGTGCGCTTGGGCTTGTTGTAGCCCTCAACACCGGCACGGGCAAGTCGTGTGTCTTTGGTGGCCATGGCTTAGGCGACGCGATACCAGCTGTTGGTGGCCTGGTAGAAGCGCATGGTGAAAAAGGCATTGGCGGCCAGGGTGGTGGGTGCGCCGAATGCTGCTGCTGCGCCGTTCAGGGCCAGCGTGAAGCTGGTGATGATCTGGGTGGTGGTGACCAGCACCTGTGTGCCATCTGGCACGCCAGTGTTGAGGGGCAGAGTCACTGTTCCAGCGGCCAAAGTTCCGGCAGGCTGAATGACCATCCACTGCTGTTCGCTGGTTGGGGTTGGCACTGTGATGTTGAAGCCAGTTGCTGGCGTGTACAGGTTAGTGGCCACGGTGGGGGCTGCAAAAACTTGCTGAAAGTATTGCAGCAGCTGCGTGATCGAGACCTTGCGTGCGTCGCCGTTGTTGGAGACGTAGACCGGGAGCAGATCACCGCCAGAAACCTGGCTGATGCCCGAAAGCTGGTTGATGGTTGGCATGTTGGTTCCTCAGTTGAATTCGATGGGGCCATCTTGACCGGCCAGGACTGGATCGACGGGCGGACGGATGAAGGGGTTGTCGTAGACGCGCCAGGGCTTGTTGCCTGCGCCTGCTGGCATGGTGCTGGGCAGTTGTTGCTGCACTGGCATGGCTGCGCGTGACAGGAGCGTGTTATACGACTCTTTGGCTGTGGCCTTGGTGTCGGGCATGACCTGCTTGCCGTAGGACGGGCCGAGCTTGATCGCCAGGTTGCTGTAGATGGCCTCGTTGGAGCTGTCGGGCACGTTGGTTTGCTCGTCGAGGTCGCTGTCCTGGGGGCTGGATGGCAGAGGGTAGCCGAGGCGGATGCCGAGGGCGTTCCATGCGGCCATCATGGTGTCCAAGCGCCGGAGGGCAGATTGCATTTGCTCTGGCCCGAGGTCAAAGGCGTAGGAGGCCAGCCCGATCTCGTCGAAGGCCTGCTCGATAAATTGGCGCTTGGTCCATCCCATTGTCATTCTCCAGTTGGCGCGGACAGTCTGTCCTGGATCAATTGTCCCAGCTTTTTGTCCTTTGTGCGACCGTCGAAGCGGATGCCGAGTTCTGTGGCCTTGGCCTCCAGCTCTTCGCGGGTGGGGGCTGCTTCGTCTTCTGGGGCTGTGTCCACGACTTCCACGGCTTGGGATTCTGCCTGGGCTGCTGCTTCTGCTTGTTCGCGCAGCAGACGGTGGTTGATGCCGTCGATGGGCTTGGATGGCTTGCGCACCTTGACCGGCTTGCGGTTCTTGGCGTATTTGGGGGTGAGGATTTTTTCCTGCATCACTTGGCCTTTTTCTTCATGGGCTTGGCGGTCTTGGCGGCTGCTTTGAAGTCTGCGGCTGTGGGTGCGCCTTTGGCACCTGGTTTGCGCATCTTCTCTTTGCTGCCTGCTGCGATGCGTTCGCGCTTGGCGTTGATGTTGGCGTAGAGACCGGGCTTCATTTCATGGCCTTCTTGGGTGCTTTGCTGGGTTTGCCTGCTGCCTTGGCTGCTTTCTCGGCTGTGCTGAGTGCAATGGCCACGGCTTGCTTCATGGGCTTGCCTGCTTTCTTTTCCATCTTGATGTTCTTGCCGATGGACTTGCTCGAATAACCTTTGGTCAATGGCATGGGGTTCTCCTATTGCAAAAAGGGGGGCAGAAGCCCCCCAGTTTTTTGGCCAGTTTACTGGTTGAACAACAAGATGCCGGACATCTCGGGGTTCTTGTTGACCACACCGAACAGCGTGTCCATACGGTACTTGATGGTCATGCTGTTGATGTCGTACCACTTTTGCAAGACCAGCTCGATGCCTTGGTCTGTGCTTGCACGCATCACTGCGACGCCAGCGTCAGAGGGCACTGCGTAACGGCCAGGCAAGATCTCCAAGGAGTCACGCTGCCAGAACACGTTCACCGAAGCGGCGTTGACGTTCAAGAAGGTGATGGCGGCTGCATCTGCTGCAATGGCCACTTCCACGTTCTTGTACTGCAACTGGGCGTCTGTTGGGCCTGTGCCACCGATGGTTTGAGCACCGATGATTGGAGGCGTGATGGTCATGGTGGTGCCGGAGTCAACAGACACAACACGGAAGGTCTTCAACTGACCAGTGCTTTGCTTGGTGATGTGGTGCACAGCGTAGACCTCAGCGATCTTGAAAGCGTCGCCAGCAGCGATGCCGGTGGTGCTGTTCACGGTCACGGTCTGGAAGCGGTTGTCCACGTTGATCTGGCCGCCCACTGCTGTGGAGGTGGCCTGAGGAGCGTAGTTCGCTTGTGTGTTCGAACCGTTGGTGTCGATGGTCTTGCTTGTGCCAGCGGCGGCTGCCAGGCGGTTTGCGTAGTCCATCTTGTAGGTGTCGAAGCCTGCGACCATGCCGACGTAGCTGCGCTCGTAGGCTTTGTCCGACTTCTGGTTGCCGAAGCTGCGAGCAGTGCCGACCAGGTTGCCAGCCAAGCCGTTGTAGTCGCGGCTGGACAGGGCCATGAAACGGTCATAGTCTGGAACGCCTTGTTCGTTCATGATGGTGTCGCACAGGGAGACGTCATCGTAATCGCCAGCGGCAGCTGCGATTGGAACAACCAAAGAGCCGAGGTTGGCGGCAGAGCCCATGATGGCCACGTTAATGTCGGAGGCCAGCTTTTGCTTGGCGCTCTCACCCAGACGGCCTTCTTGCAAAGCGTCACGCAGTTCGAGGGCGGTCATCTCCCATGGCACTGTCTGGCTGTAGCCCAGAGTCGCGGGGACGGCCAACTGAGTCATGCCCTGGTATTGGCCAGCGATGCTGTTACCGGGTGTGCTGTTGATCGACTGAGCGATGTAGGGCTGTGGACGCCAGATGGTGTTGTTGGCGCGTTCCATCATTGTCTGGTCTGTGTTGTAGACCGCAACGTGACGGGACAAAACCAGCGCATCCTGGAAGCCTTCGAGGAGGTCTTCAAAGGCAACGCGCTCTTCTTTCGAGAAACTATTGGACATGGTATTTCCTTAAAAAATCATTTTTGAGATGCTGCACGCTTTTGCGCCTTGTACTGCACGACCTTGGTCATGTTGCCAGTACGGGCAGCTTCTTCGCGCAGCCGTTCGAGGGTTGAGTCCACCGCCCCAGAGACTCGGCCAGTTCCTGACACGATTCTTTCGGGCGGCGGGGCTGCCTTGCGGTTGGTAACTTTCAAGTCTTTCTCCAGTTTCGCTACCGCAAAGGCAAACTTTACGGGGTCTTTGATGGCGGCCAGCTCTTGCGCCTTCTTGGGGTTTTTTCCGAGTGCGTAGACGACGAGGGCGGGATTGTCCGCACCTTGCAGCATGACGCCTTGCTGGGTGACGTTGAACAGCTCCTGGGCCACGGCCTCGGCGTCGTCAAAGTCTTTGACCCGCAGCTCGGCTTTCGCCTTGCCGTAGCCATCCAGTTTGGCTTGCCAGGCTTTCTGCTGATTCATAACTTCAGCTTCTTGCTTGGCGTTGGCTTCGTCGGCTTTGCGCTTGCGCTCAAACCAAGTGGCCAGTGCTTCCTCGAACTTTTCTGCGTCGTAATCGTGATCTTCCAACTTGGGCTTTGGCCCCAGCACGACCGGCTTGGTCTCAGTCTGTGCGGTGGTTTGCAGCTTGGTTTGGAGTTCGCGATTTTGGCGCTGGAGTTCTCGGTTCGTCTTGCGTAGCTCTCGGACCCATTCGGGCGCGTGTGCTGGTTCTTCGGGAGGTGGCGCTTCCTCACCAATGGAGACTACAACCTCGTCGGATTCTGCCTCGTCGTCTTGGGCTTGGGCCTGCTCACCGTCGGATTGCTCCTCTGGCTGCTCGGTGGCCTCGTCCTCGATGACTGCGGTGTCGTCGTTCGTGGTGTCGTCGTCCTGTTCTGCCTGTGTGTTCATCGTTGACCCTGTGAAACTCACCCATTGAAACGGCTGGGTGGATACCGTGTGCGTAATTGTCACTCAATTGTGGGTTGATTGACAACTGGCTGTGCTTGTTGCTGGACAAAGCCGCCGATTTGTTCCGCCAGGTTCAGTGCGTGGTCTTGAGAATCCATGTCCACGTTGCTGAGGGTTTCGACGGTTTTGGCCCGGCTGAGTTCTGCGTCTGCGATGGTTTTGACGGTGGTGGCTCGGGCCTGGGCTGCTTTGGCTGTGGCTTCCTCGGCTGCGGCCTGCAAGTACATCGCGTTGGGGTCTTGCGGCTGGCCTTGCATCTCGGCCATGAGTTCCTGGGCTTCGTCGTCGGTGGGCTTGACCACGCCCATGCGCAGGAGCTTCTTGCGGAAGTAAGCGTTAGCGTCGCTGATGCCCTCGCCCTCCATGTTCATCATGGCCATGGCCGTAATCACTTGCTGGGTCTCTGGATCTGCTGTGATCTGGAGCATCCCGGTCAGGGCGCGGACTGTGGCCTCGCGCTTGCTGGTGCTGGATGGGCCGACCTCGGCCACGACGTCAAAGGTGGCGGAGCTGAGATCGTTTTCCATGACGACTTCGCCGGTCTGTTGGTCGATGCTGGGCTGCATGAGTTCGACCATTCCGGCCTCGCCTGTGGGGGCGATGGTCTTCATCTTGCGCTTGTCTTCGATGTAGACCTCTTTGGCCATGGAGAGCCAGATCTCGCCGCAGCGCTTCATGCCCTTGGCAAAGTTGGACATGTAGATGAAGGCCTGCATGTCGACGCGAGTCTGGATCATCTCCACGGCTTTGCCTGACATGCCGCTGACCATCTTGTCGGCCCCGGCTGGGTTGCCCAGGATGTCTTGCATGTCGGTTTCGGTGATCTGCAAGAGCGCGGCCATGGCCGGTGGGATGTTCGGGGCGCGGGTGTAGGCGACTGGACCCGACACGGCTTGGTTGCCGTTCTGGTCGGTGATCGGGTTGATGAGCAGATACGGGTAGTCTTTGAGGTTGTCCTCTGACCACATGACCTGGTGGCCTGCCACCTGCTCTGGGGTAAGGATGGGCTTTTCCACCGATGACAGCGCGGAGATCTCGCCCAGCTTGGAGAGCTGCATATTCTTGAGGCGCTGGGCGTCTTTGGCCAAGCGAACGTGGCCCATGCAACGCTCGATGTTGTCAACGAACCAGCGCTTTCCGTACACGACCACGATGGGAATGCACTTGCCTGCGATGTAGCCTGCATCTTCCAAGACCCTGCCGCCAGACATGATGTATTTGTGCACGCGCTTGCGCTTGACGCGCTTTTGGCGGATCTCCACCGTGCCGATGGCCGCGAGGGTTTCTTCCAGGGTTTCGTCGTTGGCGAAGTCTGCCTGGGTGTAGCGTTCTTCCTCGCCTGCGATGTTCTGGAAGATGCGGATGGTCTCGGTCTTTTCCTCGACCTTGTAGTACTCAGCGACATAGACCACATCAGGAGTGCACCAGTCGAACTCGTACTGGTGAATGATCTTGGGCCAGTCGGTTGGATCGTCGCCCCAGGTGTCTTTGTAGGCCTGGCGCGTCATGCTGGTGACGACGTAGCAATACTTGGCGTCGGACTTGTCCTGGCGCTTGGCCCCGAGGTCGAAGAACACCGAGCTGTCAGCGTCGAAGATTGGTTCGATCCTGATGCGCTGGCGGTCGTCTTCGTCATTCTCCTCGTCTTCGTAGACTGTGCGCAAACGCCATGCCCCGATGCCGCCGCCGACTGCTTCCTCGAAAGCGTTGTCGTAGGCCTCATCTGCGACGGAGGCTTGCTCGTCTGCACGATACAGACCGTCGCAGACCTCGGCCAGCTTGTCGTTTTCCTGGCCGTCTTTGCTGACGTAATCGACCGTGATGCGGTTGTTGCGGTACTCGTTGATGATGCGAATCACCGAGAGCATGATCTTGTTGACCTCAAACTTGGGCTTGTTCTCGTACAAGTCCCAGAGTGGGCCTTCCCACTGGCTGCCTGCCAGGGAGTAGAAGCGCCGGTCTTGGAGGCATTGCAAGCGCTCGTCGCGGAGGGCTGTTTGTACGTCGTCAAACTGCGCCAGGGCTTCTGCGTGAAGGTTGGCGAGGCGTTGGTCGTTGCTCATTCGGGCCATGGGGATTTCCTCAATTTGTGCGATTGTCTCACCACTTCTTGACATTTGGCAAAGGGGTGAAGATGGCGGGTTTTGATGCACCAGCTCGGCGGACGGCTTCGCAGGCGTAGCGCAGGGCATCGATCACGTGGTTTTTCTTGTCCTCCAAGACTGGCAGGATCTTGCCCGTGAGGGGGTCGGTCTTGTAGCTGTAGAGGGTAAGTTCGTCGATGGTGTGGATGCAGCGGGGGTGAACAACGATGTCGTAGTTCTTGAGGAACTCTATGCCCTCTTCCACCGATCGCGGCCCTTTGACCGCGGTCATGATCTTGGGGAAGCCGTTGCGTTTCATGTGGCTGATGGTCTCTGGCCTAGCAGAGTCGGCCACGATGGGCCACTTTTCTGCCTCGGGCACGGTCATAAACAGCTCTGGGGTGTTCACGATCTCGCAGCCGACCATGTAGGCCTCGTAATCGATGTAGAGGGTGCGGCCAATGATGTGGCAGCGCACCAGGGTGGTGGGGTCGATGGAGAAGCCCCAGTCAGCTCCGAGCCGGTGGATGGCGTCTGGTGGTGCGTCGAAGTCCTCGACCCGCCAGTTCTTGAACACACGGGTGTTGCTGTTGGTGAGATACCCGCCCATCCAAACGTGCTGGTATTTGTCTGGGTCTCTGCGCTTGTCGTATTCCATTTCGTCTTTGAGGACGCTGGGAAACCACGGATTGTCGGTGAAGTTGACCTTCAAGACCTGGGCGTCTTTGGGTGGCGTTGGGCCACGGAGCAGGTGGTCGACCGGGTCGGAGTGCAGGCGCGGGTTCCAGGTAAACCAGAGCTCGGACTCTGGTTTGCGGATGGTGGGGCGCAGCAAGTCCAGGCTGGTTTGGCTGAGGCTTTGTGCTTCCTCGACCCAGGCGCAGTCGTAGCCCTCCAGTGACTTGATGCTGTCTGCGGTGTGGTTCTGCATACCCTGGAAGATGATCGCCCCGTCGCCCTTGCGGGACTTGATGACGGCATCCTGCACCTCGAAGTAAGCCCCGGCATTCATGGCCTCGATCTTGGTTTCCAGTAGGCGCTTGACGGACTGGTTCAGCGACTTCTGGATCTCGCGCACGCAAACCGAGCGCCGCTTCTGGTCCATGATGTGGGCCTCGATCATGAGCTCGGCAAACATGTGGGACTTGCCGGAGCCTCGGCCACCCCATGCGCCTTTGTAGCGGCTGGGGTCCAGAAGGGGAAGCGCCCATTCTGGGGTGGGGAGTTGCAAGACCTTACCCATTCTTGACGATCACCCGTTCGATCTTGGCAAACTCCAAGGGAGCGCCGTCGGCCCCGGTGAGTTCGTGCTTCTGGGTTTCTGCCCAGCGCATTTGGGTCTTGCTCCACCAGATGGCTGCTGTGGTGTCGCCTGCCATGACCTTTTGGAACAGCGTCTTGCCGACCTGGGCGTTGGCTTTGGCTTTGCCTGATTGCAGCTCGGTGGCAAAGTGCTTGCGCAGGGTGTCGGTGTCGATGCCCTCGCGGATCAAGACTGCGATCTGTTCGATCGGGAGGCCGTAGCCGCTGAGGGCTTCGACCTGTTTGCGCTCTGGATCTGTGGGCTCGAAGGCCTTGCGGCCTGAGCCTTCCCGAGCGCCGCCGTGGGTCTGTTGCTTTTTTACAACCGATTTTTCAAGTTTTGCCATGGTCACATCTCCTGGACTGTGTTGGTGTAGCGGGACAAGAGCCTGGGCTTGCGATGCTGCTCGTCGAGGATCATGGGGACTGCGTGCCGCCATGAGATCTGGTGGTGGATGCGTTTGTCGTTGTTGCCCATCTCTGTGATGCTGACACATGAGGGGGCGTACAGAACGCTGTAAAAACTCTTGACGTAGGTTCCGAGGTCGAGATAGATCTCGGTCAGGCCGCCGGAGTTGGTCTGGGTTTCTTTTTGGTAGAGGCGAAGGCGGGGGACGGTGACAAAGAGGTGGCCACGACGACCCCATTCGACGTACATGTTGACGTCCTCGTTGATGCGGCCCATAAACTTGACTGGCCGGTCGACTCTGAACAAAAAGGAGTTCATAACCTTGCGGCTGAATTTTCCCTTTTTGATGTGCTTGACGAAAGTGCCCTCGCCGCCACCGATGAAGTCGCCGCCCTGGGACATGGCCACGGAGTGTGCGCCGGATTCGTCCATGAAGTCGCAAAGGGCAAAGAGCAGGTCATCGAGCTTCTTGGTGTAGGCGTCTTTGGTGATGTATTCGTCGCTGTTGTCGGTGGTGTAGGCGAAGGCGCTGTAATCGTCATCGAGCTGCCAGAAGTGGGTGAGCCCGAGATCGGCTGCGATCTTGAAGTTCTGATTGCGAGCGTAGACGACGCTGTTGCGCTTCTTGAGGTTGTCGCCGCTGTCGGTGTTGTCGATGGCCTCTTGCTTGTTGAAAACGATCACCGAGTCGAGGCCGTAGAGCGCCAAGTATTGCTTGATCTGTTTGTCCTCGTCATCGCAGACGAGGTAGATCTCGCCCGTGTAGCCGTGTTTGCGGAGGGCTTCGTAGGTGTAGACGCAATTCGCCCTGCCGTGGGTGAGGATGAAAACTGCGAAGCGCCGGTCTTCGGTGGTCATTGGTCGCCGCCCTTCTCGCTGGCGTAGATTTTGCCCATGGCCTGGGAGAGCTTGACGTACCCGCCCGAGATGGCTTTGTCGAAGTCGATGATGACCAGTGCGCTTTCTTCCATGAGCTGCTGCGTGTCTGGATCTGCGTGGGCGTAGAACTCTGCGATCTGCTCAAAGTCAAAGCGGATGTGCCTGGTGGCCGCCAGCAACAAAAACTCTTTGACCTCTGGCGCCAGGTTGTTGTTTTGATGGATCTGGGCTGTCAGCTGGGTGTACTTGGCCGGATCGTAGAGGGCTGCTGTCGGTGGACAGTCGCCGGTGGGTTGATAGATGGGGGCGTCGATCTTCTTGGTGTACTTGCTGGTGTCAGCGCCATCGTCGTCTGGGTCTTTGGGCATGAGGGCTGCGATTTCGTCTTTGCTGAAACCGATCAACTCCATGCCGAAGCCGAGGCCTTGCAGCTCTGTGAGCTCGAGCGCCAGCATTTGCTCGTCCCATCCTGCGTTCATGGCCAGTTTGTTGTCGGCAATGACGTAGGCGCGTTTCTTGGCATCGCTCCAGCCTTTGGCCACCATGACCGGGACTTCGGTCATCTTGAGGCGTTGGGCTGCGAGGGTACGACCGTGGCCGGCAATGATGCTGCCGTCCTCATCCACTAGGACGGGTGTTGTCCATCCCCATTCTTTGATGCTGGCTGCCAGCTGGCTGATCTGTTCGTCGGAGTGTGTGCGGCTGTTGCGTGCGTAGGGCGTGAGCTTGTCGATGCTCCAGCGTTCGACTTTATCTGCGGGATTGTGGGTTTTGGTGGTCATGCTGAGTTCCTTTTTACATGAGGCCTTTTTCGGCCATGCTGAGTGATTGTCCGCCTGATCCGGTGATGATGTGATCAAGGACTCGGCAGTCCACCAGTGCCAGGGATGCTTTGAGGGTCTGGGTCAAGTGCTCGTCTGCGCGGCTGGGTTGAACTGATCCGCTTGGGTGATTGTGGGACAAGACCACGGCGGCTGCATTGTGCTTGAGTGCCGCCCTGACAACTTCGCGAGGGTAGACGCTGGTCTGGCTGAGTGTGCCGGTGAACATGTTCTCGATGGCCACCATGCGATTCTGGGTGTCCAGAAATAAGACTGTGAAGCGCTCTACAAATTGATCGCCTTCGGCTGCGTTGCGCATGACCAAAAATTGCTTGACCGCATCAGGGGTTTGGAAAACTGCCTCAGGTGCTTTGACCCTGCGCTCAAGGATGGCCAAGGCCTGGCGAATGATGTCGTCCTCACCGACTGTTTGGATGGCCTGACGCTCCACAAAGTAGGGGGCTTGGTCTTGTTGCTGGGCTTTCATGTTGCTTCCTTTTAGATTGTGGGTTTTTGTGTGATGCTTGAATTATGCTCCAGTTCGATCAGCTTGTCCAAATAGTGCCTGGCTTTTTTGAGGTCGTTGATTCCACCCTTGTCACGCCAGCGAGAAACGTATTTCACGATGTTGCCTTCAAAGTAGCCGAGCTGATTGGCCGCGATGAAGTCCCAAGGCTGGATGGGTTTTGCTTTGTAGTGGTCGCCGCCGACCTGGATTTCGTTTGCTGCTGTCATGTTAGTACCTGCTCACCTTTCTGTGGATAACTTTGCCTTTTTTCGCCGCATCCCGGTTGCCCCTTTCCCCTTCCCTATAGGGGGAAGGGGAGGGGAGGGGCAGATTTCCGGGCTTTTGCCCCTTTTGCCCCTTTTGCCCCAAGGGGCAGTTAGGGGAATTAGGGGCAAGATTTCCCCCCATTTTTCTGCATCATCATGGCACTGACTTGGGCCTCATTGATGAAGATCCAGCCATGTTCGTAGGACTCCAAAACGCCTGCGTTGAGCATCTCCAGGATCAATCCGCCAGCTCTTGAGGCTTCGGTTTTGTTCCTGGCTGTGCGTTCTGTGTATCCGTTTTTGATCAGGAAGTTTTGCAGGCCTGATCTGCTGATATAGGGTAAACCATTACGCATTTCGGTCGCGCTGTCCCACCATGATCGCTCAAGGGTGCGCATGGTCTCGTCATGCTTTGTGGGTTTTTTGTGGGGATTTGTGGCAAGGGCTTCATCGTCTGGGATGGCCACGCAAGTGGTTGCAGCGCCGCCGAACTTGGTTGTGCCCATCTCGATGATCTCCAGCTTGAAGTAGATGGTGTCGCCTTTGCTGGGAAGTTCTCGCTGTTTGGTGACCGTGACTGAGCGTGTGCCTTCTTTCTCTGTGACCTCGATCTCTGTGTCGATGTGGGCCCGGATGCCTGACCAACCCCGTGCGCCTTTGGCTGCGTCTTTGCCGTTGTGGTGGATGATCATGAGGGCAGCGCCTGTGGCTGTGGCCACCTGGTCGAATCTGGCCATGACTGGCCCCATGTCCTCGCCGCTGTTCTCGTTGGCCCCTGCGCTCATCCTGGCCAATGTGTCGCCGATGATGAGGCGCACGCGCTGGCCTTTGATCTGCTCGATGGCCCTGACCAGCTCGATGACGTCATGGGCATCTTGGTCGCCGTTATAGAAGTTCATTGGCACTGGGACCATGGCCAAGTTCTCGAGATCACAGCCGTGGTACTTTTTGATGGCCTGCATCCTTGATCGAATGCTGCCTGGGGCTTCGCTGGCCAAGTAGACCACCAGGCCTGGATCTGTCTTTCGACCGTAGCAGTCTGATCCTGTGGCGATGGCTGTGGCCACTGAGAGTGCCCAGAATGTCTTGCCTGAGTTGCTGTCGCCGTAGACCACGACCGAGCTTCCGATGGTCATGAGGCCTTCGACCAGTTCGTCTGGGGCTTCGTAATCGCTGCCCAGCTGGTCTCCAAATACGACCTTGAGCTTGTCGATCACTGCTGTTCCTGTTTGCTGAATCAGAAGGGCTGCAAGGTTGTGGCCTGCCTGCGCATAGTCGTTGGCGTCCATTCCTTCGATGGGTGGGATGACGACTCTGGCCCCATATTTTGCGCTGGCCTGGTCTGCATAGCGCTGGCCGACGCCGTGTTTGTCATGGTCTGCCACGATAACGATGTCCTGATTTTCACCGTACATCTCGCGCAGGCTGGCTGTGACTGGCACTAGGCTGCTGGCGCTGTAGGCCACGATGCAGGGGCGGCTGGTGGTTTCGTAGATTGTCGCAGCTGTGGCAAAGCCCTCGGCCACGAACAGTGTGCCAGGCTCATCCAGTGAGCCTACCATCCAAAATTTTCCGCCTGATTTTCCGCCTGGGTGGTAGAGCTTGCCACCGTCTTCGTCAATGTATTGCAGGGTGCTGAGTGTGCCGTCTTGGTCATACAAAGGCACCATCAAGCGCCCGTCCCCTGTGGTGCGCACGCCATGGGTCTGGATGCCTTTGCGCTTGAGGTAGGGATGATCTGGGTGAGCTGCAACGCCACTGAGCCAGATCTTCTCAACTGTCTCGCTGGCGACTTGGTGCTGGCGCTCTTGTGCAGCTTCGCGCAAGACCTTGGACTCATTGATGCGCCTGGCGTGGGCCATCTCTTCAAACTCTGTGAGCTTGCGGCCAACGTCTGCACGCCAGGTGACTTCCATGCCCATGCGCCAGCAACCGAAGCGCCCTGCTGGGATGCCGTCCCCGAAAACCAGATACCAGCCTGGCTTATCGATGCCTGGAGTGCCCTTGGTTCCTGACTTGAAGCGATGGATCTTGCCGTCCATCAGGATCTCGTCTGGTGGTTCCAGGCCTGCTGCACGCATTGCATCAATGAGCTGGGCTTCTGGTGGTGCGACCAGTTTCTCTGGTGGTGGAGCCCATGGGCCGCCGAGGACTTTGGAGAG